TGGTTGGCAATTGAGGTTGATGATAACGCCTGCAACTTGTAGTAAGGTATCAACACAGGCTGCCCATCCTTCAATGCTATTATCATAACATTACTATCCGGGTTATATTCTATCGGCAGATTATTAAACATTTGTAATTTTTGAACATCGGGCCTCCCAATAAAAATGCTTACCCTCGCTTTTTTTTGTCAGTGCCTCAATTCTATATTCATCATCTAAGTAACCAATCAAAAATGATGATGTAATTACACGACTTGGGTATGCCCGGAAAGTAATCTTTGTATCATACCGATAAAGCCCTTGTTTCTCATTTAAAAACTGCTGCCCCGTCCTATCTTCTACCTTCGCCCATTGTTCATATTCTGTCGTTAAATCACTCACAGGCCCACCGCCTGGGCTTTGCGTAGCCCCATAAAATCTCAAATAAATCCTTCTATTCATTCCGCCGATCATAACACTCGCCTGTAAGGATTTAATAATAATTTTGCCTGCTCACACAACCCATTCCTCAACTCTGCATCACCTCTACTCTCGTATAACCATGCAACCTGGCAAAGAATGCCATCAACCAAATTTGACGGAACAACATTGTAGCCAGCCTCATACACAATCGTTAATTCTTCACATGATGCTGTGAGTACTCTTTTAAATAGACCGGAAGATATATTAATGTCATCAACCGTTGTTCCTGCGCTGCCACCTTCTGTTTCGGAATCAATATACAATCCCGATGCCTCCTCTCCTGCTTCAAAGGGTATTCCAACTTCAATTAGACCGGTTGATTGAGTGTACTTAAATTGTTTGTCAACGGGCGTACCTGTTGCTATTTGCTTTGAAAAAGCTATCCCGTCTTTTTCAAAAGATAAAACTTTTTTGCCGGTAAGAGATATTGTATTGCCGTCCAAATCTTTTGGCTGCGAAATAATCAATTCACCGCCAACGCCTGTATATTGGAATCTTTTTAAACTCGAAAACACAGAGTAGGCACTACCATCTGTGGTTGTATCAAGTATGTTACCCACCGGGCCATAGGGGAGGAATATGCCACCCACTTCATTAAGTAATTGAGCCGATACCGTGCGTTTAATTAAGGATATATTTAAAAACCCTTCGCATTGCTGCCTTGCGGCTTTAATGTAAAGATTGATTAAGGCATCGTCATCGTCCAAATCAATCCTGCAATGTTGCTTTACCTGCTCAAGTGTTACAGGCTCTACTACAGGCTCATCGTCTGTAAACAGTACATCTAATACAGCATTATATCGCATTACCTACTTTTTTTTGTTACCGGCCCTTTAATTTCCTTTTTTTCGGTTGTAAATGAAACACTAACTTTTTCTTTCACAATTTCAGCAATACCCATATTTATAAGGTATGCAGCACGGGCTTCTGTTACATCTGCAATACTACCACATTGGTAATAAAAGTGTTCTTTAATTATTTTTATAAGCATAGTTAAAGTTATAGCTAACGATGCTATGTTTTCTTTTTTATTGTATAAAGAAAGCCCCGATAGATAATATCGGGGCTTTACAAAATCAAAAAAAACAAACAAACTAACTTCCTTCGCCAGTATCACCCTTTACGAAGTATGTAGAGCCATAAACCGGGAGGGCAATGGTTTCTTCAATCCGCAAGGTTACCTGGTTGGTGCGTACATTCGTACCATCTTCACGGAAAAACTCTAATCTCATTGATTCTTGTATCAACAGGTCGGTTCCGTTTGTGAAATCACCTACAACATAATCGCCTGTGTTAAGGGCGGTGGTTGTGGCAACAGGTACACCTAAGATGTAAAGCACTCCATTAACGAAGGTAACACCCTGGGGCAGGTCGTATTCGCCTGATCCGGTTGCCTTGTTTTTGAAGAAGGAATAATAAGATGATGGCCGCATAATTATGCCATTGGCCTGCCTTTCATAAGTGTCATCCAAAAGGCTTAAATCATCAATTATTTTTTCTACCAATTTGGTTGATGCAGAAGCAGATGCAACGAAGTTGCCGGACGTTAAAATACCCTTGAGATTTGGCGTTGTGCCATTGCCATAAAGGATTTGTGCATCTTCTACGTTCAGCAGTTTTTCAGGCACCCTTTTCTGAAGGAATGATACCAATCCTTGTATGTTGTTCAAACTTTTGTTTGACAAAATCATAAAACCGGCAATGGTTTCAAACTTAACGCTACTTTCAATTAAATCCAAATCAAACTGTGGTTTTAACCCGGAGGCAGCATCCGAATGTGGGCTGTTTGCGCTTGTGGCTTCAGCAGTAGGCGCAATTGAACCTTCACCATTTCCGTTTTCACGCATAAAATAATAATCGGTTCCGGGGCCTGCGGCCATTGAACTGATTAAACTGCGAAGGTGAGTTTTGCGGCTTGGATTTTCAATGATGCCCGGTTTGTAAACTGCACCCCAAACTGTGCCACCGGTTACATTGTTGGTGCCAAATTCGCCTACGGTTTTCATGTCAATGTCAAAACTTACCTTCTTGGTTTCTTTACGCATGAATTTCTGCACGGCATCGTGGTTGGCTTCAACTGCTTCAGAAATTACCGTTTGGATTGATTTGCTTTCAACCTTAGGGGGTTTAGATGAACCTTTCATCCTTACCTGCACTACATCAAGGGCTTTGATTGTAATTGCAAGGTCTTCCTGCATCTTAGCAAGGGTTTCAGCAGTTTTGTCTTCCGCTTTTTTATCGGCCAGGTCAGCTAATGATTTTTCAATAGCTGCAATTTTTTCGCCGAAATTCTTTGTGGCCTCTTCGCCTTTTTCTTCGATACTTTTTTTAAGATCGTTCCAGGCTTTAGTCAGGTCTTCGGCTGTCTCAATTTTTTGTTCCATTATTTTTTAATGTTTAATGTTAATAATTTAATTGTATCAAGAACCCCTTTCATGTCGCCCGGCAAAGTGGATGTATCTTCCGGCTTTGTGGTTGCCTCTTTAAGGGCTTTTTGTAAATAAAGTAATTCATCATTCAAGAAAGCAAACGTGCTGTCGGTGAACGTACCCGTGTTAATTGCTTTAATTAACCTCGTAATACGGTCATTAACATCGGTTAAATTCTTTAGCCCAAGTAAGGGTGTGTTTTGATTTGCGCCCCAGGCCGTAAGGCTACTCAATTCCCACAGCTTTAACTCATTTAATTGAGTTTGCTGCTCCATCCAGTTCGCATCGGGATTGATTATAGTTTTTTTAATGACAGAGTACCCAATTGAATGCTCAGTTATTAATCCACTATCAACCATTTTTAAGTAATCAACTGCAATAGCATTGCTACCTACTTTACTTTCGTAATACAGCCCCTTAGCATCTTCTTTTAATACTAATAACTTACCTAATGGCTGCTCAGTATTATGGTTTAACAGGTGCTTTATTCTCGGTTGTGTGCTATCCGGGCCTTGCTCCTTTATAGTCTTAGTAAATGCCCCGGGCATTACTATATCTCTATCACTATCCAAAGAATTAAATTCAGAGGCATATCCCGTTACTATGCCTAATTTGGTATCAGCATCTTTTATTGATGCCACAAAATACTTAGCCGATTTAATTAACTTATCTGCCATTTGCACAAAAATAAAATACTATTTATAACTTTATTTTATCTTTATACAAAAAACAAATGGAAAAGCCCAAAAGTGGTTCATCTGCCGCCGAAAAAAACAATTACAACAAATGGTATTATCTGCAAAATAAACCATACCCGGTTAGGCTTGGCGAGTATAAAATACCTCTTATGAAGTTCAGTTATGAAAATAGCCTTAGCCTTCAGCAAGTAGTTATTTTAGCGATTAAAGAATTTTGCGAGAGAAATAATCTGCAAGGCGAGATGCCTTAACTTTTTATGGGAGTGAATAAAATTGCACATCGGCAATTTACAATTTCTTTTGCAGCCACTTCAGGCCGGCCATCTTTACCTCCCCTATCCCCAGGTTGGTACATCTGATAACCCCCTACATTGAAGTACTCATCCATATTGATTACAGTGCCGTTCACATACAGATGATCCCGCCGGGTTCGATTATCCATTGCCGACAGCCATTCTTTTTTTAGCTTCAACCCTGTTTCTTTTGCCACTAATATAGCTCCAGTATTCGCTGCTGTAACGGTTTCCGTGCGGGCAATCATTCTCGCTCTTACACGGCTTAACTCGGTTGCCTGCAAAAGTCCTACAATCTTATCGTAATCCCATCCCTCCTTATATGCCTCGGTTAGTATATTCCTGATAAGCATCTTCGTTGTGTCGGTAATACCTATTGAAGTGTTAAGAATATCGGTGCCGAAATACTCCACTATTCTTTGATACATAATTTCATTAAAAGCAATTGGCATCCTTGCTTTTTTCTGATTAAGGTCGGCCCGGATTTTAGCGCCATAAACAATTGCAGCATCTAAGTATAGCTTTTGAATTAAAGAAGAATAATGTAAGGGATTTAGCAACTCTACCGCCTGGATACCTTGCCCCAAGTTGGTTATAACGGTTTGATATTGCTCCCGGATTAATTTGTAAAATTTTGGTGCAAAAGCCCTCTCCCTGTTTTGTTGGAATTTAGAAAACCGCCTGTAATATTTTATTTTGTCGCTTTTATTCATTATAACAAAAATAACAATACCAAAACTCGCTATGCACTATCTCATTGTTGACGAAAAAAACATCCTGATACATTGTGCCTGTTATAAGTACCCCACAGGTTGAGCAATGCGTTAAATGGTCAGTAGGCATCGCTAACTCTTCTACCGCTATGTCCATTCGTGGGCTGCTCATGGCTTTTAATTAATTCTTCAAAAAGAACTACCAACTTCTTTATAGCCTTATCCCTCCTGTACATCGCATTTGAGTTTTTAACCGGGCAGGTTTCTGAAGGTATTGCTCGGATAATTATTTCCTCAATTTCTTTTTTGTAATCATTCATCTATTGGTGGAATATCATCAATGCCGCTGCTTAGGTAATCAATCGCCTCATAACCCTGCTTAACGTAAATTTTACTAAGGTTCTCATCCGCTTCGTCAAAGGGTAATTTAAAGGCTCTTAATATCTCATTAGGCAACATAATGGGGAGTGCAGCAAAGGTTTCTGCCATCTCCTTGTAATTAGATTGCAACTCCGGTATCTCGGTAATGTCTTCACGAATATCCCTTTTTTTGCCATCTTTAAAATCAGGCAATAACCCAAGTATTAGCGCATCCCTCACCCTGTACACATTGGGGAGAATAGTGTTTGTGTATGTCCTTTTAATCATCTCTCTTACATTGCTCTCGGTACTTGCCTCGCCGTTGTTAAAGAGAATATCCGAGGTGCCAAAAACATTACACAGTTTTTTAAAGTTGATTTTACCTGATTCCAAAACTTGCATATCTGCAAGTGTTGAACCTAAATTTATTGCGCCCATTTCGCCGCTCGAAAAATATGGCGCACCGGCATTATTTGTGTCCTTTAAGAATCTGTAAAAAGCATCCTTTCTCATTCCGTTAATCTCGGCCGCCTGGTTATCGCTAAAGGATTTATCGTAAACAATTGTTTCAATACCGCCATTCTGCAATTGAGCCGTGGCCACATCTATGTTGCTGTCTAATTGCGTTAATCTTTTTTTAAGCACAGAGATAGGGCTTAAACCACGCAAATAGCTATCCGTACCACGATAAACGTAAGGGTTAAAGTACTTTATGTGGATTACATCTTCCGTTGGTATGTTTTCAAATATCTTAAACCCATCCTGAACATAATCATAAGCTACTACTTTACGAGGCATTGTGTCGGTAACTTTCAACACAACATTTTGGGGCATTAATAAAAGTAGTTCTACCGGCTTACCGGCATTAACGCCATCTTCAGGTTTTGCTTTGTAAATGAAAACTTCACCTTCAATGAATAGTAGTGTGTAAACTGCTTCAAAAAATTCAAACTTAGATAAGCCCTGGCCGGGTGCATTCAGCAAACTTACTACAGGGTCTTTCTCCGGCAAATCTTCTAACGCCTTTAACATTAATGATTTTGTGTTGAAAGGCATTGAGTGGGGTTGTGTTAATCTGTGAAGCTGCTTTGCCGCATCATCATTTTTAACAAGATAGCAATACAAAGGAACGAGCGCCGCAGTCGTGGATAGCATCCTAACTATTGAGTACACATCATCCGTAGTTGCATATCTCTCACTATTATCCAACGATTGATAATTAGGATATAAAGATATGTTACGCTGAAGCATAGCCTCTAATCGGCGTACATTTTGGCGAATGGCATTAATTTCTTCATTGTGCCTTGCCTTTAGTTTTTTAGTTTTTCCAAAATCAAATAATGCCACGAAGGTTTTTTGTAAAATTATTGTTTAAATATATTTAACCACTTCGGCTATGTATAAAGATTAATAGCCTGCATCTGCGAATATCCTCTTTGGAACCAATTCAAACCACTCTCGCATCATTATAGCATCCCAAAAGTCAGGAGAGCGGCCCAATGCTTCCTTTATCTTCTTTTTGGGCAACACTCCTTTTTTTAAATCACTATCCAACTCTTTTTGTTTCACCAGCTCCATTTCCTCAATTATAAATTGCTTCATCTCTTCATCTTCTACCTCAAGATAGATGCCGTTAGTATTAATCCTGTCCGCCATTTTGAAACTACATTGAGATTTTAGATTGTCGAAATTCTCTTTTAATGGATTGCCATTTTTATCAAGCTGGCCTCTGCCTGGAGAGGGAAGCGCTGCTGCATTGTTGACAAATCCCTTACAACGGTAAATATCTACCACGCCACCACCCAGGCCATCTTCATCCACGATTATATCGCTCTTACCGCATTTAACCCTATTCCTGGCATCCTCAATTCTTTGCGTAGTTACATCTAAGGTTTGCTTGCTATAAGCCCTTACTTTGCCCCTAAATCCACTCCACTCAATGATTACTATCCGATCACCACCTAAACGTGCAAGGTCGGCTGTAATGCAAGTATAGCCCTCCTGAACGTGCGTATTGCTAAAGCAGTCTAAGATTTTGTTATAATCAATCAAGGTAGCCGGGTCATCGTCATACTCCCAATTACCATTCAGCAACCTTTCCTTTTCAGTTTTGTTTAAAACTCTTTCAAGGTTCTCGATATATTCTTTGCTTAGTTTCTTATTATCCGTTGGCAGGGCCTGCACAAAGGCCCGCCATTCAGGGAGCGTATTGCCTATGAACGGCTTGTAGTAATCCCGGTAGAGGTAATTCTTTGAAGGGTTGCAGGTTTGTAAAAGTTTTGGCGTTAAATCGTAATCTTCATTCTTCCACCTGCCGATTGATGCTGCAAGATTGTTTTTTGCAGCCTCCTCAAACTCCCCGGCCTCTTCAATCATACCCCTCGTCATCTGCATTGAACCATATCTCATGTATAGCGGATCGCTTGGCAAATATTTTGCATCAATCAAATAAACCCTGCTGCTGTTGTAGAGTTGAAAGTAACTATCCTGCCCATTGTAACTCCAATACTGATTACCTATGCCCCAATGTTTAAAAACCTCTGCAACCGATGGGATTGTAAACTTCCTTATGTCATTAAGTTTTTTTCTCGCTATAAAATAATGGGTGCCGGGGTAAATGAACGCATCACCAAAAATCAGTGATACTCCTAAGTATGATTTACCGCTACCCTTCGAGCCACCATACACAATGTCCGTAGTAGTCTTATCAATCCAATACCTTGCTACCTGCTTTTGTTTTTCGTTGCCAAATGTGTCAAAGGTGAGTATCATAAGAACTCATTTTTTGTTCATAGTATTCCGGCAATACATAATCAACCACTTTGTTTTTTTTGCCCTTTTCATAAAGTACAAGGTTTTGCCTGTACCAATATTCTACAGGGTGGGGCATCTGTATATTGCTGCCACCAAAACCATTTTTCTCAAACAACTCAGCCCACCATGTTTGCCATTGCTCGTTAATGTGGCCCTGCCCACCCTGGTAAGGTATTGCCGCCGAAAATAAAATCTTATCCGAGCATTCGCATAGATATTTAACCAAATCATCAGCGACTTCAATAGGTAAGTGTTCTGCAACTTCAACGCATAAGGCTAAATCACACTTAATCACAGGTGGCATTGATTTACTCAAATCGTGTTCAATATATTCAGCTCCTTCAGGCGCATAGGGTAGGTTGTAATCTATGCACATCCATTTAATCCCCGTCTGCACCCAAGCTCCCATGCCGCTGCCCACATCTACAACACTCTTTACTTTTAAATTCAATTCACTAAACACAATTGCAGCACTTACCCTGCTACCTTCGCTTATCTCTTTGTAATATTCTTCTGTGTACTGATGGCACCAGGGCCATGTTTTTATGTAATCAAGCATCGTTTGCTTGTCCATAAGCCGCATCTTAGCTAACTCATTCACATTTGCGTCATAATACTTATGCCGTGTTGAACTATTCGGGCCTATAAAGTGGTTCATGTGGAACAAAGAGCCGCTTATTCGTTCAATCCGATATTCCAGCCTGTGCCACCTCTCCCACCGCTCCACGTCTTCAGGAGCGAATGAAACCATGTACTCATTCTCCATGCCCGACTTTATGAATGCTTTTTTTGTGTAAGCCACACAGCCGCCAACGCTCGTTTCGGCCATAGCTTTACTCCCCTTGCCTAAAAAAGAATGACCAGCAGCCATGCCTATATCCGTATATTTTTCAATCACAGAAAACCATGTATGCCTATCCATCCGGGCAAACCTACCGTCATAAGGGTAAACAAAATCGGCTCCAGCTCGCAAGGCCTCTACACAAAGGTAAATCTGCATAGGCGGCATGATTACATCGCAGTCGTAGTTGAATATTATTTTTTTAGATGTCATTACTGCCATGTCATTCAACATCTTTGTCCGATGAAAAACATGGTTATCAACCCGGATATATTTACACCATTCGCTTGTAAACTCAAACCTGTTGTTCCCCTCTTCCATAATTATCACTTCGCTTTCAAATGATTTTTGTATCATACAAAGTGATAGCCTTAAATTCTTGACCCGGTCTTCATGGTCGTAATACACCGGAATGGTAAACGATACATCGGGTAGGTTGATTTTATAAGATGGTTTCTCATGCCTTATCCATCTTTCCGGCCAATAATCTTTAGGGTCGTTATGCTCTAATAATTTGCCTGCCTGCAAGTGTCCACAATGGATAATCTTAGAGTGGGCCTTTTCGCCCAACCAGGCACACCACCAGCCGAATGAACTGTTCGGAATGATAAAGTGGTCTATCATTGTGGCCAAACATAACTGCTCAATGTCGTTAAGATTTTCGCAGAAAAAAGCGTTTGGCAAACATTCAAAGTGAACCTTGCAGTAATTTATTTCATCACTAAAAAAAACAATATTGTAGTTTCTCCAATCGGGGAAGTTAGTTAGCAGGGCATCAATGTAATATTCGATTGATAATTGATAGTAATTAGGATTGCCCACATAATCACCACGCCGGATTTGAAAGCATATTGTCGGTTTATCCCACATTTCGGGCGGCACCTTATTTTTTACCGATTGCTTAAAATCGTCCTTAAACTCAAACACATTGTAAGATGGAAAATATTTCTCGGATTGAAAATAACCAAGAACATCTACATCACCCGTTAATTGCCAATCGTGATGATGGAAGTGTTTTTCTTTTACTTGCTTAGATGCAGCCGGGCCGTGAGATAATTGTATTGTAAAATATTTTTCATAGGCCCACGCCGGAAAGCGGGCATCTGCATTATATTTTTCAGCAAGTCCAAGTACACCTGCTATTTCAAATAGTTGATTACCGAGGCGGCCATAATTGCCCAGTTTGCTGAAAGATATTATCATGCTTCAAATATACTTTTTTTAGGGTAAATTTTATTTAAAAAAGAAGCATCGTAATCAGGATTAAAAGAAAAGAATAAATTACCGAATGGCACACCCGAAGATAGTTTAATATCAGGTGCCGTGATTGATGTTAAACAATTCTCCTGCGCATAGCAGGTCTTAAACCCTATCCCATATTCCGGCCAATTGAATTTAGTTTTTAAAACCCCTTCCGGGTTCATCAGGATAGGGCAATGTGTATCTACATCCGGCACATCGCCATAGTGGTCTATCGTGTTTTTTATTAAATTGTAGTAAGTGCCGCCAGGCTTCTTTGTCGCAAGCGTCTGAGATAGCAACCCTTTGTCGTAAACATTATCTATGCGGCCAAAAATAATGTGGTCATCATTCGCAAATAAAAATGGCTCCTTTAATTTTAGTGCGTTTATAGCTGCTATAACCTTATCTCTTATACACTCTGCTTTCCTTTCAATTTGCCCATAATCCTTAAACCGGATTAAAGTGTGTTTTATCCCAGGCATAGGAGCCATGCCTATTAAAATAAGTTCATCTATCTCTGTATGGTGGGCTGTAATTGAACGGATAGCAATAGTAAGGTGCTGCACATTAGGATAATTGCGTATAGGTATTAGCAACTTCATTATTTAATCTCCATGCCGCTAATATTCACAACCGTTTTACTTTGCTCATTATCTTTTTGGAATATACCTAAGTGTTTGCCCAGGTCAACTAATGCAGCTCTTTTGTCCGCAAATTTTAACTCAGTTGATACTAACCTTTCGCCGGTCTTTGTGAACCGCTCTTTTACCACCACACCAACTATAGGTTTGTTTTTTGATTTTGGAAGTTTTGATATATCGGTAACCTGGTTATCTTCTTTTAAAAATTCACTTATATCCCAAAACGCCAAAGCTCGAAGTTCGTTAATTACATCATCGGCCTTTAATTCATTCCTTTTTTGAGAGCCTTCTTGCAATTCGGCTATCCTTGCAGCTACCTTATTATTTCTTATTAAAAAAGATGCTAAATATTCAGCCGACCTTTGGCTATACCCGGCCCGGATAGCAGCCTGTTTGCCATTAAGGTCAATAACATACTCTTCGCAAAATCTTGCTTGCTTTGGCGTTAATCCCATTTTGCAAAGTTATTAAAAATCAATAATATGCTTTTGTTTCTTTATACATAAAAAAAAATTAAAACTCCCTCACCTCCCACTCCCCTTTTATAAGCCTAACGGCAATAAACCTGAACGGGAATTTTGCGGCTGCTGTTTTAATTTTTATTAGTACCCGTTTGGTTGTGTCGCATTACAAATATACTAATTTTAGATTGTATATAATTCTATCCATTCACCTTTTTTCAATGAAAACATTCTGAATGTAAATGGGAATTTACAGGCAGCAACTTTGAATTTAACTAAACTATCATCTGTCATATATCCTCCTTTAACTTCGTGGCATTCCAGCTGCCCTGATTTCAACATTACAAGGAAGTCCACCCGGTAGAAGCATTTGTTTGCCAGTTTCAGGTTCATTGGCTCAAAGGCATACCACACAACATCACCGAATTGCTTTTGTTTTTCAAGGTAT